CTATAGAGCGTGCAACATTTGAAGCACCACCCAAGTCAGTGAGCATTTGTTGAATGTCGAATTGCATCTTTTTTGTTTTTCCTCTTGTCATGGTGTTGTGTATACGCTACACACAACTAATACACAACAGACAAAACTAAAAAGGTCATGCTCAAATGGAAGATTTTATCTTTGGAGACGTAACTCTCGAAACAAATGTGCCGCCAAGAGAACACCGTCTGTACGAAACTGCCACGCGCTACGCTGAGCTGTCGTCCGAGTTAGAAGAAATTAAAACAAAGATTTCATACTACAAGGAAATCTTAGCCGCTGAGTTTCCAGAAGAGCCAGGTGAATACGTCATTGATATAGATGGTGGTCAGGTTGTCCTAAAGGTGCCCGAGAAGTGGGAGTGGGACAAGGCTAAACTATCGACGTTATATCCCGCTAACGCTACGCCAGATTGCGTATCAACAAGTTACACCGTCGCGAGGGTCAAGTACGAGGCCGCAGCCCCCGAGGTGAAAGAGGTGCTTAAAGAAGCGCTGACAATTAAGTGCGGCCTACCAACCATTAAGGTGAACACATGAAAATCACACCATTGAAGACGAACGACGGTACGGTTTCCAGTGCATCCAAGGTTCTATTGTACGGACACCATGGCGCAGGGAAGACTACCCAAATTAAAAACTACAGTCGAGAATTTGGAAAGGGTTTAATACTTTCCGGCGAGAGCGGTCTATCTTCGATTGCAGACATCGACGTAGATTATATTCCTTTTACAACCTTCGACCGTGACCCCAAGGACGGGTACTCGTTCAAGCAAATCATGACCCACATCATGTCCGACGAATTTAAGTCCAAGGAATACAAGTGGATCGCGATTGATAGTATCAGTGAGCTTTCTCAGAGATGCTTCGCTGATGTTCTTGCTGCGTCAGGCAAGGACAATATCACATTCGAAGAATGGGCAAACTACGAGCGCAAGATTACGTTCGCATTGAAGTGGGTCCGTGACCTACCGATGCACGTTCTGATTACCGCGCTGGCCGTAGAGGAAAGCGACGATAACGGAGTTACTAACTACTGGCCCTCCCTCGTTCAAAAGAAAATTCAGAAGGGCGCACCCGCTCTTTTCGATCATGTGTTCTGCCTACTGCGCAAGACCCAAGAGCAGGGCGGCAAGGTAGACGTGAAACGCTTCATCGTCACTGACGAAGTTCGAGGATGGCACGGCAAAGCGCGTGACGCGCATCGCCGCTTGTCACCCATCGAAGACACAGATGATGTGACTGATTTGTTAAAGCGCATCTACATGACTGAAGAACAATTTGCAGATTATCAAAGAAAAGGAGAGGCAGCATGAGCTGGGAAGGATTAGAAGGTTTAGACCTTGCGGGTGTTGAGGTTAGCAAACAAAAAATCTTAGGGCCGGGGAAGCATGTCGTGAAGATTACTGACGCAAAAGTCGTCAGCAATGAAAAAACGAAGACGCATCAACTGGAACTATCCTATGAAAATAGTGATGGTACTTTACGTCAGTGGATTATTCTTAACCACCCCACATCCGCAGATGCGGTTCGCATCGGTAAGGAGCAGTTGAAAAAATTGCTGCTTATTACAGGGCACGATGGAGTTTCAGCTCCATCTCCAGATTACTTCAAGGGCAAGTCCGTAGGCGTAAACGTCAAAGAAGAAGTCTATAACAACAAGACCCGCACTAAGGTGAGCTACCACTACGAAGCACCCAAGCCCACTGAGGCTGCTGATTTAGACGACGCGATACCGTTCTAATGCACCCAGTAGACCCAATCGCACAAAAGGTTCTCGACGATATAGACTTGGGTTACGCCAATATAGATCGTGGTGAGGCCCGTTGCTATATCGGTGCCAGTATGGCTGGTACTGATTGCATAGCTCTTATGGCTCTGTCCCTTCGCGGATACCCAGAGGTTCGCATTGATCCGCAACTCCAGAGGATTTTCTTCGCGGGTCATAAGATCGAAGATTGGGTAGTCTACGACTTGAAGAAACGTGCTGACCTACGGGTGTGGGAAAAGGACGATATGACTGGTCGCCAGCACAGACGGGAGTGGCTTAACGGCCACGTCGTATGCAACAGCGACGGTCTCGTAGATTTCGAGGATGGATCACCACCAGCCATCCTCGAGATCAAATCCATGAACTTAGCTAACTGGACTAAGTTTAAATCTCATGGCGTTAAAGTTTCGCATCGCAGGTACTATCGTCAGATGACGATGATGATGGCGATGTTCAAAATTGAGCGCTCGTTTTTCGTGGCATACAATAAAAACAATTCTCAATATCACGCTGAAGTTGTCCACTTCGATCAAGAGGAGTGGGATGGAATGTATGTCAAGATACAGCAAGCGCTTGATGGGCAAGCGGAGAGAGTGGCGAAGGAACCCGAGGACTGGCGGTGTAAAGGCTGCTTTAAACGGGAAAGCTGTTGGAGCCAACCTGACCTCTCTCCCGCTTGCCGCTTCTGCGTTCATAGTTACGCAGATCAACATGGTGGTTTCACATGCAAGCTAACAAACAAACAAGAGAAACAGGCTTGCGATAAATACGAACAGTTTAGACCGACGGCAAAGGTGTAACCACATGAAAACACTTCAAGAATTATCTAAGGTTCGCACCTCAATCATCCGCAAGGAAGCGGAGATAGAAAGCATCGAGGAACGAATTGTAGAGCTGCCCGATGGAGATGATCTTCACCGGGCCAAAACAAAATTTCGCCACGAGAAGGAGCGACTTGTTGAGCTGAGATGCCGCTGCGCCGAGCTCGAGGTGGATGTAGAGGCAATAAGAATGCAGATTGCAGGAGTAACGCATGGGTAAGTTAAGAGATGTACCTATCGACGCCGCAAAAGTAATTATCAATAACGACAGAAACAAAGAGTACGGTGATCCAGCCGAGAACATGAAAAACATTGCCCAAATGATGTCTGTTATTCTACGGCCCGTGCTTAAGGATGGCGCAGAGATAAGACCAGAACAGGTCGCGATGTGTATGATAGCGGTCAAGCTATCTCGCATGACAACATCCCCGAAGAAGCTAGACAGTTGGACGGACATCGCGGGTTACGTTGGCGTCGGTTATGAGGCGATGGAGGTCAACGATGGCGTCGAACATTCCCAGGGCTAGAGAAATTCTACGTCGGGCTATAGCCACAACAACTGAGCGAGACGTGAAGGCAGCAATGGTTTCGGCGCTTATGCTCATGACGCGGAAGGCGGGTAAGAGAGCGCCCGTTAAGAGCGCTCCCCTAACACCAGAGAAGCGTCTTGAGATAGTTGCGCTACGTCGAGCCGACCCTACGCTGCACTTATCTGAGATAGCCCACAGGGTAGGCGTGAACCCCGGAAGAGTATCCGAGGTTCTTGACCAGCCGCTTAACCGCCTTTAGGTCCAGCCAATCTATCCACCGCTCCCTCACGAACGGATGATATACCACCGATAACTGGCACTCTACCAAACAGTTCGCGCGTCATAGCGCGTTCTTTGGCGTTTGTGCTTTCGGCACCTAGTGCATCAAACGTCATATCTTGCAGACCCGATGCTACAGTGAAGGCATCGTTGAAGAGACCAAGTGACGGTCCTCCAAACATTTCCATCACACGCATCTGACCGTAAGCGCCGTTGTCCAACTGAGCTGCACTGTCGTACATTAGTTGCCCGATCAGGCCGAGACCACCCATCTGCATTAGACCGTCGATGTACCAACCGCCCAGCTTGTCAGCTCTGTCACTTAGCCCCAGCTCTTCTGCGAATGAGAACTTGTCGGTGAGAGCACGTTCGCGAACTGCGAACTCACGGTTATCCTCACCTCCACGACCCTGCACTACATCCTTAGAGAATGCTACGCCAGCACCAAACATGGGGCCGAGACCTGCCATGTAAAGAAGTGGAGCTACGCGACGTGTATCGCCCGTTCTCGTAGCTTCCTGCCATGCAAAACGACCCATCCGCGTCATCATCAACGGGAACGACTTGAGCTGCATGAGCAACATACCCGTAGGTGTTTGAGCAAACAGTGGTAGATCATTCGCGTTTGGAGTGAAGATGCTATCGTTTGCTACCTTGATGATAGCTGCTGTGATAACCTCGCGGTAAGGATGCTCTTCACCAACCTCGTTGCTGCGGAGTATTGCCTCTAAGTTTAAGTTGCCGCGATAAACTTCAGTCAAACCAGCTTCGTCCAAGATGCGTTTTGCTACCCGGCCCTGTCGTGTGTTGGGAGCCTCTGTTGCAATACGAGCCTGGGCCCGGAAGTGTTCGTAACCTACGGCTGCGGCCAAGTCCCGGTTCATATCAGTCCAAGGCGTGAGCAAAGTCCCGGTAAAGAACCCTGACGTGAAGCGAGTATTGTCTACGCCGAACGCCTTTGTCATTCTTTGATGAGTAATGTTCTCAGAAGCCGCACCAATATTGCGGATCATGTCGCGGTATGCGCTTCCAGACACCGGGTCTTTCATGAACTTAGACCAAGCCTGGACACTTGCCTTGAAGTCCCCCGTGCGGATGAGTGGTAGCACCAAGTCACCCATGGAAGATAGGGTTGTGAAGCCCAGCAAAGTAACAGCGTTGACAGAACGAAGGAACTTAGATGCTGCCTTCATGTCTACGACTTTGCCAGCAGAAGGTTCGATGTCTTTCCGTAGAGTGGCGCGGAAGAAACCTTCAGCGTGCAAGATGTTCTGCTTATCTACCTGTACGACTTGACCCTTATCGTTCAAGAAACCGTTACTGTCGTGCAATGCGCCAGCGATAGCTTTCGCACGGTAAGCAAAGTTCTTACGCATACGAACCGCTTCAGAACTAGGCGTGCCCGTAGTATCTAAGCGAGCCATGATACTTTGCTGTAACTCCGCACGGCTCGCGCCGTTCCTTGCCTTGCCAGCAAGCTCTTTGACAAACTGTTGTGCCGCTACTTCGTCAGCAAATGGAGGGTGGAAAAGAACAGTCTTTCTGTTTTCTGTAACTCTCTGACCAGTAGCCAAGTTTGAAGACAACTCTCGGCTGAGAACCCTGTCCGTAGACAACAGCTTGGTTACTGCATCCAAACCCTGATCCTGTACGAGCAAGTAGTCGTGGTAGCCGATAGACTTAGGACCAAAGTTCTTTTGCAAGTCTAGGCGTTGCTCGAGGCTGTCGCTGTACTTCGTCATCACCGCCATCAAATCGTTCTCAAGGAAAGCCGCGAGATTGTTTGCTGGATCATTTGGGTTGGTGAACTGGGGAAACTTGTCCAAACGTATTTGTCGCTGGAAGTCAAAGCTGTCATCAGTATCGGCAGAGATATTATACTCTCCCAAAACATCAGAACTATCAGCACCATTAGTCGTAACCAAACGGTTCTTAACCTTGATAGCCTTAGCTTGCGCTGCCTCTCTGGTGGTGGCGTAACCTTCCTCCTTGGCTTCAGCCATGAAGTAACGCTGCATCAAATTCACAAAGCGATCTTGGTCAGCTTCGATCAAGTCCTTCCGCCAAATTTGAGGGAAGTAGTTATCCATGATTTCACCTACTGGAGCACCAGTTTCCTTGAGGCGAACCAGAGCTTTCTGGAGATAGGTCTTCAAGTAGTCGTAGACCTCCAGCTCTTTCGGAGACAGCCGGCTTACCCGATCACTATTCCGTAGAGCATCCAAAATTTCCCTGTGCGAATTAGGCTGATTGCTTCTGTGGATTGGCGCCATGTGCAGTACGCGACGACCGCTATCAACGCCAGCTTCGTACATCTGACCAATGCCGTTATCTACCCAGCGCTTTAGGAAGTTACCGGCGTCTGGGAGTTCACGCAACATTTTTGTCATGGGTATAACAAACTTGCCCATGTTTGCTGAGACCCGCTCGAAGTGGCCACCGCCACCACGGCTGGGCTCAAAGAAGTCAGCAAGCGTAGGCATACCAGACTTACGAAGTATCTGCGCATTGGTGTTAAGAAGGTTGTGCTTCCACGCTTTGCGCAGCTCAATGCCTTCTTGTTCATTGATTGCGCTTCGACGGGACTTCGAAATAACGTCCAATACCTTACGCGGTACACCGCCGATCTCAAGTGACATAGACGCTTGCTCGAAAGCCATGGAACCCATGTCAACACGGGTCATCATTTCATTAACAACATGCGCGTTAATGTCTGACGGAGCTTCTTTCAAGCCTGACATATTAGCATCCTGATCGTCGAACAGGTTGCTACGGATGGGCTTCATGTATTCTTCTTTTAACATTGCCTTACGACCGGGCATGTTAAAGCTCGTGAAGCCCGCTTCACGGAGAATACCACGCAACCTACGGGCACCGCCCGCTGCACCGGAAAGCATGTCAAACA